TAGGTGGTTATGATGATGAGACCAAAGAAATGTTGGCAAATATCGGTCAGTTCGATGGTGGTGAGTTAAAATTTACTTTCCAGCGTGAGGACGAAGATGGTAAAAAGTTTACTGAATTAGTTTCTGCAACGGACTTAACAAAAGACCAAATAAAGGAACTTAGAGAACGTTCGGAGACTGCAAATATGTCAGCCTTAGATGTTGCTAAAGAACAATTGACTGTATTAGAAGTAATCCAAAAAACATTAGAAGAACCAGCAAGGAGAGTTTCAGCTGAGATTGCTGGTTCTGCTAAATATGGAAAAATTGAGGAAACTACTTTATCTGCGGCAACAGAAATAAGTAAGGTTATAGGTAGTGTTATAAACGAGAAAAATATGATAAAAGTATTTGGTACGGTAGATACAATATTCAAAGAAGGTGTGGAGGGATTTACAAGTGTATTTGAACATTTTGCAACCAGTGGTGTTGATGGGATTGGTGATGCTTTCTATGGTGCCGCGGTTAATGCATATGCAAAAATTGCCAAAGCTGATTTGAGTGCTGATTTGACAAATGCTAGAAGTAGAGCTAGAAATGCCCTTGCGAATGTATCTGGTTTAGGTGGTTCTAATTCAGGTTCGGGTTCAGGCTCAGGTGTAGTACCAAGTGCCATCATTCCTGTTAATGTTGCAAAGGTTACTAATACCGACCCAATGAAGGTTGAAGTTGTTAGAGGTACATTTGATGACCTTAATGTAAATCACACTGGTACCATTCAATTACAGGGTGGTGGTATGTCTTTACAATCATTACAAACCGACCCAACTGCCTTATCCAATCTTACTCAGATGATTCAACAAGAAATGGCTCGTCAAGGTACCACTTATTAAATCATAAAATAATCCTTTCATCTATTTATATAGAAAACTGAAATAGATGCCAAGTCCATTATCATTTAATTCAACAGAAGACATCAGAAAGAAGTTGTTGGTAAAGAACTTACCACCTTTTAATAGTGATGGTTTTTCTCCTTCAACAAACCCTGGTCAATCAGAACTCACATTGACCAACTACTCTGTTGTGGATAGTGCTGAAGTTGAAGATATTGGTGATAAAGAAGAGGTAAAACTATTCATACAAAATCAATATGGACCTGCTGATGGTTATGATGATAGGTACACCGTTAAGGACGTACAAAAGTTAGTAACCCAAAGAGATACGTATTATAAGTTTGTTGCATCAACATATACGGGTGCTCAGATTCTATTTAATGACGACCCTCAGGGTACAAATGGTTCATTGACTCAAGACTCTACAATGATACAGATTGCTGCTAAGTCGTTACAGGACGAGTTTCAGTATAGAGTTGATGAGGAGATTAGACAAGAAACTTTAGGTAGAATAAATATTTTAAGTGCGTTACAAGACCCATTTATTGCCGCAGATATTCTAACGGGTAGACAAGAATTTATTGAACCTGATTGGACGATTTCGTCTCCGACAAATATTGTGGGTAAAGGTTTAGATTTTATCAGTAGAATTACTGGTGTTTATGTTCCATTCTCATGGATACCTGGTGACTACTTTGAGGGTTCTACAAGTTACTTAAACACAGGTATAAACGCTATTAGTAATTTATTAGGGTTTAGAGACTTATTACCTGAAAAGAAGAATGGTTCGGATATTTTCTTAAACAACACTGGTCGAGGACAAACATCACAATTATTCAAAGCCTTAGAGTACAACAGGTTTAGACCTGATTATAAATTAAACTTCATATCGGACCCTAACTTCTTTGCTCCTGGTCCTAACTATTATATAGGTTCAAGAGTCCAAGACCCTAACGATATTGTTGCTCCGTCTAACGAGTTACCTGTCGATGAGTTTGGTAAAAGAATACCGACTGCGGTTAGAGGATATGGTGAATTGGCTAATTTATATGAGGGAGAACAGAAGTTTAGTTTTGGATTAAATACTGTTGAACCTGGTGATTCACCAGATATTGGTGGTGGATTTACGTGGGTGTCACCAAAGAGTTCGAGGGCTGCGGGTAAGAACGTAGGTATTGGTGGTAAGATTGTTGGTGGAAATGACGGATTCCCTCCAATTAGTTCACAATTTAATAAATCTTCATCTACGAGATATAAAATAACTAAGGGTTCAATCTTAGATGATACTCAAAGGTTGATTGATGCTGCCGATGGGTTGAATGGTCAAGCGAGATTAGAACACGTGGGTAACGCTATCAATCAGGTATCTAAAGTATTCTATGATGGTACGAGAGAGATTACAAAAGGTTCGAGAGTAAAAAGATATGTTAACGAAAATGGTGTTGAGGTAGGTCAAGAATATTGTAGAGTATTCACTAAAGACACACCTTATTACCAAATGGCCGACCTTCAAAAGAGTGAAGGTAACATCCGTAAGTTTACAAATTCAGTATTGGATAACACTTACAATTTGAATATTGCACCTGTTGATGGTCTTAATATCAAAAATGGTGAGGCAACAAAATATATGTTGTCTTTGGAAAACTTGGCATGGAGAACATCGGATATGACACAAGACCTTCCAAATTGTGAGAAGGGACCTAACGGTGGTCGTGTGATGTGGTTCCCACCGTATGATTTGAGAGTGGATGAGAGTGTTTCAGCGAGTTGGACAACAAATGATTTCTTGGGAAGACCTGAACCTATCTATACGTATTCAAATACTCAGAGACAGGGTTCATTAAGTTTTAAGATATTGGTTGACCACCCGTCCGTACTAAACACATTGGTGGATAAGGAATTGGCAAATGTAACACCAGACTCTGAGGTTACAAAGATTGTAGATAGTTTCTTCTCAGGGTGTAAGACTTTGGATATATATGAATTGGCAAGGAAATATGGTCAATTATCTTTTAATGATATCTATGAGGTTGTTACTACAACAAATAATCCTGAGGTCTTCAAGGAGATTGAAAGAGAGATACCTAAAGAAAACCCTGAACCTGATAATATATCAACAGATACTGTACAGAAACCAGACTTAGGGGTGTTTGAGGGAACTACATTATATTTTGATAATGATAAGCCAGATTCTAATACTCGTTCAACAACATCTACAGTAGATTACGATACGTCTTATAATGCATATATTGGTCAAAAGAGTACATATCTTTCACAAGCGGATAGTATTGGACAAAAACAACAGGTTGAGACTTTCTTTGATACTAAAATTGTTGCGGGTAAAAACAAATTTGATGATTTCATTAATAAGTTGGTAGATGCTGCTACTAATAAGTTTGGTGTGAATATTAAGTTGACAGGTTCTGCATCGTCACCTAACGATGATAGTTACAATATTAACTTATCTAAAAGGAGAGTTGATTCTGTTAAGAAACAAATATTAAATGACCCAAGAATTAAAAAGGTTAATGAAAAGAATTATATTGCCATTCAAACATCATCTATAGGTGAAGGTGCTAATATTGATAATGTTGATTGTTCACAAGACTTACAAGGTGCTGCAAAAATATATTCTGTACAGGCGATGGGTTGTCGTCGTACTGTGGTCGCTAATATTACCATTACTGAACCTCCAAAAACAGAAACTGAAGAACCAACACAAAGTGATGAGGTTATTGTAAAAGAAACTGGTGAAAACTCAGAAAAGGTAAAAGAAATAGTAAAAGGGCCAGGTGCTCCTCGTCAGACTGATGAGGTAAGATTAAGAGAGGGTATTACTAAAAAGATATTACGTAAGTTATTATCTGAGTGTGATTACTTTGAAGCCGTAACGGAAGATACTTCATTCTTATATGAGGGTATTAAAGAAAAGATTAAATACTTTAATCCTGTCTTCCACTCTATGACTCCTGAAGGTTTGAATTCACGTCTTACATTCTTACAACAATGTATGAGACCAGGTGAGACAATCCCTACGATTGGTCCTGATGGTAAACCGTTGGAAAATAACGCTCAGAATACCTCATTTGGTTCACCACCGATTTGTGTGTTGAGGGTTGGTGATTTCTACCACACTAAAATTGCTATTCAACAAATGACCATCAGGTATGAACCATTGGTGTTAGATTTGAATCCTGAAGGTATTGGTGTTCAACCTATGATTGCTGATGTAAGTTTATCATTCTACTTTATTGGTGGTCACGGTCTTAAAGAACCTGTTTCTCGTTTACAGAACGCCTTATCGTTTAACTATTATGCTAACACGGAAATGTACGACGAAAGGTCTGTGGCTACTGAGGATACCTCAGAAATCGATAGAGAGACCATTGAAGCGTTGGGTGGTGATGTTGCATTTAGTGTTGATGATATAAGTGGTGAAGATGTGAAAGATGGTGGTAGTACCATTGGTGAGGTTACGTCTAAAACTATTGAGAATACAGGAACGACAGTTACTGGTACTATTTCATACAAATCAATAATGGACGATTTGTCTGATAAGTACGAAACTTATAGAGATACGGTTGGACCAACACTTCAGAGTGTTGCTGACAATTATGGGGAAATAGGTTTGAGATTGTTCACTAAAGATAGAAGTTATATCAATGGTGAGGTAATGGGTACATCTACAAGAATATTTGGAAAAAGTCAAAATTTAACTCAAGAGATTGATTATCAATTTAAGGAGTCACTTAAAGATGTTGATAATGATTCACACCCATTACAATATGCTTCACTTGGCATTACATTTAAGGATAGTAATGGTTTTAAGAATAAGGATGTCAGAAAGTACAATAAAAAACTAAAAGAGGTTATAGAAAGAATACAAAACGGTTATGTGTCTGAAATGACAACTAAGTTACAGGAGTTAACAACTAAGGAAACTGATATGACTCGAGTTATGGATAAGTTGAATGTTATTTATCAGGAAATTGACGGTTTTATTCAAAGTGACCAAACTGTAATTTATGATTTATCCGCAACTACTGAAGTCTACAATGATGAGTATACAGATACCTTTGATGAACTAGAAGGTGATTTTGGTATAATTTCCTCTAAGATAAATCAACAATATGCCATTCTTCAAACTAAGGTGTATACAGTTAATGGTAATAGTTTTGAAATATTAGCACCTGAAAATACAAACACGGTATATCAGAAAGATTTAAGTATGACTACGATGACTGAAGATTTCCCAAGTGCTCAGGATAAGAGGTTCTACCTTACATTCTATAGTCACATACTAAACAATAGTACTGATTTAACTGAAGAGTTAACTAAATTTGTAAATGAGAATAATTTTACAAAACCTGATAGATGGATACAAGCGATTGAATATACTGTCGGACAATGGAAGAAAAGTTTTGAACAAGCTAAAACTCAAATATCTAAGTTATTTGAATCTTATAACGATGAGATAGACTCTACTACAGAATTTAAGGACTTACCTTATGCTAAGGGTAAAGTAAGAGAATTTACATTTGCTAACGACCCTAATGCCACAGATTCTGAAAAAAAACAGATTCAACAATTATATACGGGTAATAATGAGGGTGACCCTGATAAATGGAATAATAAAGTTAAGTTTCAATAATGCAATATTACGATAGATATCAGAAATTTTTATTGAATGGAGAACAAACTGTTGTTCCAAATATTAATTTGCCTTCAAAAACGACAGATAAGAGGTATGTTTATAGAGCAGGTGTGAGTAGATTAGATAAAATTAGTTATGAATTTTACAAAACACCATACTTCGGTTGGTTGATACAGATGGCCAATCCACAATATGGTAGTTTAGAAAAAGACATTCCTGATGGGTCTGTATTAATTGTCCCGTTTCCATTGGTTCAATCTTTACAGGATTATAAAAATGCTTTAGATACACACTTCTATTATTATGGCCGTTAACGAGAACTTCAGAAGTTTTTATGGGGGAGAGAAAATTGCGTTTGACCAGTTTGACAATATTGTCTTAGTGGACCCAAACAAAGTTGTCAATGGTGATGGTGAACAAATCGAGAGATTGGTTGAACACGAGAACCTGGTGATGTATGCTAATTTGGAAGCGAGAATAATTCCGAGAACAAAACTAGCCTTAGGGGAGAATACTGAACAAATGTCACGTAACCTTAAGATTGCTAACTTTGGTGAAACTGAAGACGGTCAAATTAATTTCTTAAAACCTCAGGGTAAAAAATATCTTGATACTTCATATACCGACCAGTTGACTGGTAAAGGTTCATTAGCCAATGCGGGTATCAATCAAACCCAAATAACCGAACAGGGTTCAGTGGTTAACAATTCTCAGGATACTCAGATGTTGGGTATCACATCTATTAATATTAAGAATAACGCGTCTTTTATACCACAGGTTGATATTGAAATGGTTGATGTCCAAGGTCGAACATTATTTGAGTTGGGTGAGAATTCACCATATTCAGCTTTCTTCCAATTACCTTACCCACTATTTTATTTAACGGTTAAAGGGTACTATGGTAAAGCGGTTAAGTACGAGTTGATGATGAAGAGTTTTAACGCTCGTTTTGACCCGACTGATGGTAACTATAAAGTTTCTGTTTCGTTTATCGGTAGGACTGCTGCTATTTTATCAGACCTTTCATTAGGTGCGTTGTTTGCTCTACCACATATGTATGAAACTAACTTATTGGTGGATAATAATGAGGAACCTTCAGACTACAATGGTGATTTACAAACTCTTGAAAACCAATTAAATACTGAAACTGATATTGCTGTTGGTAGAGGTGATACTGAGGTTAGTACTCGACCGATAATTGTTACACGTGGAGATAAAGTTCTTAATGATGTTTATACCACATATATTACTAAAGGTCTTATTAATCCTAAATTACCAAGACTAAATCTATCGGAATTAAACAGTAGATTAAAAGGTTTGGAAAACTTTATACGTGAACAGTTTAGTAAGGAAGATTTATCAGTATTGAACGATATTGAATCATATAGAGAAACTTTAAGAACGTATAGATATTATATCACAACAGAAAGACCAGTTACGTGGCCTGGTGAATATTTGGGTAGAAAGTATGTTGGTTTAGATGGTGTTGTATACTCAACACTAAAGAAGACTGAAAACAGTCTATACCAACAGTTAGAAGCTAGTGCTATATTGACAGCTAAAATTAATGAGTATAATCAACAGTTAAATGATAACGCTACTTTTGGTGAGGATGGTCAGTATAGTATTTTAGGTAAGAAAAAATCGGCAAGTATTCCTGTCAACATTAGTAAGAGTGATTTGGAATTTGATTTAACATTTGAAGATATTGATATTGAAAAGACTTACCAACTTCAAAAGAATGCTAGTCCTACAGAATTTGAACTATTTTCATTTAGTGCTGAGACATATGCTTATTTTGAGGCAACACGAAAGTACTATAATAAAGACTTAACTCCCGATGAGGACTTAACTCCTAAGTTTTATTCATTTGGTCAGATTAGTGGTAGTAAAAATGTATTAAAGGGTTCATTTTTGGCTAAACTTGATAAGATAGAGAAAATTTATACGGATAAGGCTGAGAATATAAAAAAGGAATTATCGACGGCTCTTGCTCAAAAAATAGAAAATCCTGACGGTGGTTTAGGTTTTAGACCAACAATAAGGAATGTAATGGCAATGTTAATGGCTAATGTTGATGCATTTTATAGGTTAATGGACGAGGTTCATACCGATGCGTGGAATGTTAAGGATGACCCTATTCGTCAAAATGTTATTGTTAGTGACCAAACAACTAATGGTGTTGATAGTAAGGATACAATTCTTTCGATTAACGATAGTCAAAAAACGGTATACCCATGGCCACAATATTTTGAAAAAGAGTTGGACGAGGATGGTAACGAAAGATATGTTGTGAAATACCTTGGTGACCCTAATGTAGAGTCACAGACTAAGGGTTATCTTTTTGATAAATGGCCTGAGGTTGAGTTTGTTGAAGAATTTATAAAGGGTAAGTTACAAAGAAAAGAAGAACAAAGGTCTGCTAATTATGGAAATCCAAAAGACTCATTAAGGTCTATTCCTATGAATAGTGTGGAGTTCCCATATGGTAATATACCATATGAAAATTTAAGTGAAGTTCCATTTTTATATGAGATTTGGGAAAGGACTATGTTGTCTTCTAATTATACTAAACTTTATAGACCAACAGAATCTAAACTGAACATTTATCAGGTAACCGCAGATTTTGAAACTGAAACCATTAAGAATGCGATTGAGAGTGACCCATTCTTAAAAATGAAATTAAAAAGATTAGGTATTAATTCGTCAAACTTTGAAAGTATTTTATCACATATATCAAATAATGGTACAGGTGAAAAATGGAATACATTTTTAGCTGACGTTTTTGTCACTCCATACATTCAAAAGTTAGAGGAAAAACCATTTGATTTTTACACCTCTGATGAATATGAAAGTATATCACCAACGATTGAGATTTCTGCGGAGTCTGAAGAACGTTTGATTGAATACCTATTATCACCAGAGACTGATGAGTTAATATTGACTGATGTATATCCATTGAATAGTCTTCAATGGATAAAAGAAAATGTTTCTAATGGTAAAGAGATTGAGTCGTTATCTCAGTCAAATTCAACAACACAATCATTATTTTTCTCGAGTACTAAAAAGACAATAACATCATTTAATGAAAACTTTTTAGTGAGGGAGGTTAACAATACACCTTCATTATCAACTAGTTGGTATATTAATACAGGTGGTACCGTTAGTTTTCCAACATCATTAAATATTAGAGACTTCTATGTTAATAGGATTAATAATAATGATTTAATGGTAACTGAAAGTCCTATTGATTACGGTAACAATTACTCAGGAAAAACTGGACGATACCAAATAACATCATTACTTAATACTCCTTACTTTATAAATTCAATTAATAAGTCTGTTGACAACATGAAAAACGGAGTAGATAATCCGTATGTTTCTTTGGGTTATATGTATTTGAATTCATTACCATTACAGACGTTAAGGGAAGAGATGAATGCTGGTGTGTTAGGTACATTACAGTCGGTAGCTAATAGTCAAAATGGTGATGAGAAAAAAGGTAGATATAATTTTGCAACTTATAATAAGTTTGCTGCGTTACATAAATTACCTTATTCATGGATTGTTAAATATGGTTCGATATGGCATAGATACAAAAACTATGTAAATAATAGTGTAGATATTCTCGATGATGTGTGGGGTAGTATTAATGAGGATTTATTATATGACCCGTTTTCACAGGTACCGTCAAAGTCAGAAAAATACATTATTCCAAGATATGGTAATACTGGTACTACAGATTATCAAATGAAGATGACTATACCTTCTACGTTTGGTGCTAGTTTCACTAATAGTAATGTTGGGTTCTATCCTCAAATCATTAATGATGTTAATTATTTATTTGGATATAATGAGTTTATTACGGGTACTACTCAACAAGACTTTGAAAATTACTTTTCAGGTGCGACATCATTTGAGGGTAAAGGACTTAAAATCGCAACTAATAGTAATTCTCGTATAAATATGGATGGATTCGGTGGTGTCATTAATATTGGACCACCACTATTACTGGAAAATAAAATATATAATATAGATTCGTACTATGCTTTTTATGATTCACCAAAAACTTATGATGATTCAACAATTAATATGGTACTTTGTTATCCATCTGCTGGTGGGGGTGATTTTAATCAATACCAATATGAAACTAGTAGTCCGACAGGACATTTTGAAGAAAATGATTTAACTCAACCTTTATATGATGGTTCTATAAAAACTATTTGGGGCGGTTCTCATTTTGGTTATTTCGATACATCATTAATTAAGAAGCCAACATATAAAGAATACCTTAAAACTATAAATCCTGAAAATTCTGCTCAGGATGCATTTAACTTACAAGGTGAGTTGGGTTATTCAAGTATTGAAGAAATCTTCGCGGTATTTGATGAAGATATCCTTAACGCTTTTGAGTCAGAGTTCCTTAATTTCTGTAAGGACCCTAACAGGGAGGATGTTGAGAGTGAAAAACCAAATCTAATTAACTCATTAAAAAATATATTCTTTGTTGAAAGACCTGAATTATCGGGTGACGGTAGTTTAGATGGAAAGAGAATTGCTCAAAAACAAATCAATTCGTTGATTAAATCAGTACGTAAATTACAAAATGAATATTACATATTCAAACAGGGTAATCCGTCATACTTTAATAGACGTGCGTGGTATTCATTTACTGACGATTCAAGGTACCAAACACAGAATCAAAGGATTGATTTTGGTAAATACATTAATGATTCATTACCTGAAATTAATAATAATACAACGGTAGCATTTAGTGAGTCTCAGTATCCTGACGCTTGGAAAGCTCTGAGGTTGGCTGTTGGTGAATATGAAGCAAGTGGAATGGTATATAGTGATAACGGTTCATACATTACCGACTTCTTTCCTGCTATGGATATTGAATTTACTGCTGATAATGTGAGAGAACTATCACACGTTATTAAGATGTTTGCGAGCCAAAAGTATTCTAATAATTCTATGACGGGTGGTCAATTTATGACGATGTTTAATCAATACCTAACACTTTTAGATTCTTCACAGAAAAAAATTCAGGATTACTTATTCAGACAATTAAATAAAGACTTACCAAATATTACGGAAGATAGTGAAAATATTAAATCATCTATGAACGGTGATGTGGCTAAGTTAGAATTGTATGAATTCTTTAAGATGTTAAACGACAAATGGATTGCTGGTGGTGATTTCAAAAATAGAACATTATTTGAGGACTTCTTATTTTTAGATAGGGCAAATAGAGATATTGGTGATAAACTTATTGTTGATGTGACTTCATTAGTTGGATACATAAATGATGAGGTAAATGGTAATTCTATTTATACATTGATTGGTCACCTTATTCAGAAAAACAATATGTTGTTTATGGCTCTTCCTTCCTATACAAATTTCTATGGTGTGAGTGACCCATCATCCGATGCGAAACCTGAAGAGGGTATTGAGAGTTCAGCGTCTGATGTATTTGGAACATTCTTAGAGGTTGATACGATTAAGAGTAGACCGAGATTCTTGTGTTTATATACTGATAAAGTTTCAGAGCACCCAAATATGTCTGAAAATGTTGATTACCGTTTTGGTGATGACAGTTTTGACATTTATAAAGCCGAGGTGTTAAGAGAAAATCAATCAAACAAAACGGATTATGCGTTCTCAAATAAGGTGGTAGGGTTCAATGTTGACTTTGGTGTAAGAAATCAGGGTATATTCAAATCAGTGAGTTTGGACCAATCACAATTTAAGGATACTTCGGAATCGTTTAGAATTTTAACAGATATGGCAAATCAAAGTAAGGGTTCTAAAACATTCCAACAATCAACTTCATTATATAACATTTATAAGAATAGAAGTTATAATTGTCAGATATCTTCAATGGGTAATGTGATGATTCAGCCTACGATGTATTTTAATTTAAGGTATGTTCCTATGTTTACTGGACCATATTGGATTACTGATGTATCACACAGTATTACTCCTGGTGATTTTGTCACTACGTTTAGTGGTGTAAGGATTTCAAAATACTCATTCCCGAGTGTTAAAGACCTTACTATGAGTGTTAATATTGATTTGTTGAATAGAATAAATAATGACTATAATAAACCAAAACAAAAAAATCAGGACGTAACCAATGATGAAGGGACATCAACACCAATTACAAATGAACAATCAACTACAAATGGTGTTCAGGGTGAGGCTACAGAAATTGGTTCATCAAACTGTACTCCAATAGCTACATATTCAGGTTTAGATTATGTTTCGTTAAGAGAAGAAACACTTTCTTATAATAATATAAGGAATTATGTTAATTCACTTTCATTGTCAAAAAGTGATGAAGATGTTAGAAGACTTATTGGTTTAATACCGTGGGTTGAGTTTACGGTAAACAACTCTTCCGTAAAATTCAAAAATGGTAATTTGGGTAACTTAACTACCAATAAGATATTAAGAGGTGTAGATGTTAGTGATTTAGAAGGACAGGTTTGTGTAAATATGGGTGGACAAAATGTACCGTTAGCGTCATTTAGTGATTGGAAAAAAAGTATGAATTCGATAAAGGCAGTCTTTGATACCGCCAGTGTTTATAACGACATGAGTCAAATTGGTAGTGAAAGATATGAAAATAAGAATGAGGAGATGTATGCTAAGATTTACATCAAATACTTCTACTCACAAATATCGACAGACAGTGAATTCAATAGAATAATTACTACCCCTGCCAATGACCAAGAAAAACAGATAAAACAAAGATATGAAACGGTGGTACCACTTTTTGACCAAGGTATTAAGTGGTATGTAGGTGCACAAAATCCAAATACGGTGGTTTTTGAAGAACTTGCAGACATTAATAAAGTAAATGGTACTATAGGTGGTGTTTTAGTTAATAACTCATTCACTACACAAATTAAATCTGGTGTTGGACTATGGAATATTTTATCTCTCAAAATGGGTTGGGTTACAAAACCTGATGACTCAACAGTAAGTTATTTAGGTGCTGGTGATATTGCACCATATAATGAAAACATGTCAGGATATATACTGTCATCTAAACAGGGTACCACTTCAATAAATGTGGTCAATGATTTAATTGTGGATAAGATATTTGGTGTTGACCCAATTTCTTCTCCTGATTGGCAACCAAAAGATTATAAAGGAACCTATACATTCAAATTTCAAATTCTATTTAATCCAGTCACTTCAAGTGGTACTACTGACAGTACTAGACAACAAAAATACCAAACATTTGAAATTTTCTATAAGCTTTGATATTTATAAATAAAAGTATTACTATGAACGTAAAATCATTATTAGACCAGTATTTGTCAAAAGACACAAGAATTACTGAAAGAGATGCCGGAAATGGTTACAAAGAAGTTTGTGACTTAGATACAGGAGACTGTTACACTGTTAGTATGAGAGACGGACTTATTGAAAGAGTTGACAATACAAGACAAGTGAACAGAACCCTTAAAGTTGAAACACCACACGGTGTGAAAACATTATTAAACGGGTAAAAAATAATTAAAATGTCAGTAGATAATAAAATATTAGAAGAACTCAAAAGACACAACTCTATCAATAATTATTTGGTAGAACAAGAAGAGCCTGTTGAACCAACTGATGATTTAGGTGGTGAAGACATGGACATGGATGTCGAGATGGATGCTGAAGAAATTGCAGAACCAGTTGATGTTGATACAGACCCCGATGTTGAGAAATTAGACGACGAGGGTAATGTAGAGTCTGATGAGGATATGGGTGGAGACACTGAAGAGTTGGAGATTACAGATTTGGTAAACAAACAAAATGAAATCTCAGATAAACAAGACGAGTATATGGACTCAATGTTTGATAAATTGAATGACTTGGAAAGTAAGTTGTCTCAGATGGACTCAATCTTAAGTAAGATTAATGATATTGAAGCTAAGGTTGAAAAATACAGAGAGAAGTCACCTGAAGAAAAATTACAATTAAGAAGTTTGGATAGTTATCCTTACAATCAGAAGTTGACCGACTTCTTCGCTGACAAAGAAGTTGAGATGCAACAAACGGGTAAGAACGAATACGTTTTAACCTCTGATGAAGTTGAGAATTATTCTGACGCTGACATCAAAAAATCATTTGATACACCAATCAATGACGAAGAATAGATTGACTTAACACACAAAATTTTCTATAATAAAGACCACTCAATTAGGGTGGTCTTTTTCTTTTTGGTTAGTTGACTTTTAAGGTTTGAAGACTATACTTATTATTGAGTTTAAGAGAAACAATTAACAGAGTAAAAAGAAAAAATTATGGGAAATGCACTCGACGCTGTGTTAGCACAGTATGAACAAAACACCCAACGCAGTGGCGGAGGGAAAACATCAATCTCTCAAGAAGACAGATTGAAAAGATACTTTACAACGTATCTACCAAAAGGAACTAAATCAGGACAGAAAGTTATTCGTATTCTACCTACACCTGATGGTTCATCTCCATTCAAAGAAGTATGGTATCATGAAGTACAAATCGACGGTAAGTGGACTAAACTCTACGACCCAGGTAAGAATGACGGTGAGCGTTCACCACTTACTGAGGTTTACGAAGAGTTGATGTCAACAGGTAAAGACTCAGACAAAGAATTGGCTCGTCAGTACCGTCCACGTAAATTCTATATCGTTAAGGTTATTGACCGTGAAAATGAAGACCACGGACCTAAGTTTTGGAGATTTAAGGATAACTACAAACAAGAAGGTATCTTAGATAAAATCATTCCAATTTGGAAACAAAAGGGTGATGTTACAGATGCTAACGAAGGTCGTGACTTGATTGTTGATTTATCTAAATCAAAAACTCCTTCAGGAATTGAATACACAGTAGTTAAGACTATTATGTATGATGACCCAGCACCAATTCATTCTGACAAAGCTCAGATGAAGGAATGGGTTGAGGATGAGTTAACATGGAAAGATGTTTACGCACAAAAACCTGTTGAGTATTTGGAAGCAATCGCAAGAGGTGAAACACCTGTTTGGGATACGGAATTGAAAAAATACGTTTATGGTGACGACACAGAAGTAACATTGGGTGGTTCAGTATCATCTGACTCTAATGTGAAAGTGGAAGACCCACAATCAGGAATGGAAGTTGACACAGACTTGCCGTTCTAAGAATCACTAACATGATGGTGGGGACATTATCCCCACCATCTTTATTTACTAAACAATATGGCAATTAAGAAAAAAGATTTCAAATCGTTGAAGCAGAAATATTCTACTTCAGCAAAATACAAACCACAAAGGTTTTTAGATTTAGGTGAAGCGTTTTTGGATGCGGTAGGTTTACCTGGTCCTGCAATTGGTCACCTGAATATGTTCTTGGGTCATAGTGATACTGGTAAAACAACTGCATTGGTTAAAGCTGCGGTAGACGCACAAAAGAAGGGTATTCTTCCTGTCTTTATCATCACAGAACAAAAATGGTCTTTTGACCACGCATTAACAATGGGATTCCAATGTGAAGAAGTTGTTGATGAGGAAACGGGTGAATTGGATTGGGACGGATTCTTCTTATTTAACAACAACTTTGATTACATCGAACAAATCACAGACTACATCAATGAGTTATTGGATGCTCAGGAAAAAGGTGAGTTGGAGTACGACTTATTATTCTTGTGGGATTCTGTAGGTTCTGTTCCTTGTAAAATGACTTTTGACGGTAAGGGTGGTAAACAACATAATGCTGCCACATTAGCAGACAAAATCGGTATGGGTATTAACCAAAGAATTGCGGGTTCAAGAAAGGCAACATCAAACTATGAAAATACGTTGGTGATTGTTAATCAACCGTGGGTAGAATTACCTGACAATCCTTTTGGTCAACCTAAGATTAAAGCTAAAGGTGGTGAGGCTATTTGGTTGAACTCCTCATTGGTATTCTTATTTGGAAATCAGAAAAATGCTGGTACCAATAAGATTGCTGCGGTCAAAGACAAAAGAAAAGTTAAGTTTGCAGTTAGAACGAAAGTATCGGTTATGAAAAACCACATCAATGGATTGGGATATGAGGACGGTAAAATTATCGTAACACCTCATGGTTTCTTGGCAGGAAAAGAATCTGCTGAAGAAAAGAAGTCTATTGAGGCTTATAAGTCTGAGCAATCAGAATATTGGAAGAGAGTCATCGGTACAGATGGTGACTACAAATTGGAAGAAGTAAAAGAAGTCTAACCTTTAATTGAGGGTATTTTGACGAAGACATTATTAGTTGACGGAAACAATTTAGTTAAAATAGGATATCACGGAGTAAGAGATTTATACCATGAGGGAAACCATATTGGTGCAATCTTTCACTTCGTGAATACCCTCAAAAAATTCTTAGTCGAGCACAATTACGACAAAGTCATTGTATTTTGGGATGCGGAGGATAACTCAACATCACGAAGAGAGTTGCTCGAACAATACAAAAGAAATAGAAAAACAAGTCTTAACGAACAACAACAGATTTCATTTGAATGGCAGTTGTCGAGAGTTAAGAAGTATTTGGAAGAAATGTTTATCAGACAAGTATCCATTGATGGGTGTGAGTCAGACGATGCGATTGCTCATTACTGTAACATTTCTGAAGACGAATACAAAACTATATTTTCATCAGATAAGGACCTTACACAACTTATTTCGGATAAAGTAGAGGTCTACTCACCCAGTCATAGAAAAGTCTATAAGGAGGGAGATAACATCCCTCTGAAGGACATTTCAATACCACACTACAATGTTTCGACATTTAAGATTTTATCGGGGGATAAATCTGACAACATTGATGGTATATACTTACTCGGTGAGAAAACTTTTGCGAAGATATTTCCCGAAATATTGGACAAAGCGACTTCTGTTGATGATATTATAACCCGAGCCGAAGAGTTAAAATCGGAGGGAGACAAAAGAAAAATCTTGGAGAGTATCTTAGAAGGAAAAACTAAAAGGGGGGTTTTAGGAAAAGAATTCTTTGATATTAACAAAAAGGTTGTAGATTTGTCCCACCCAATGATAAGTGATGAAGGTAAGGAGGAAGTCGAACTCTACTATACAGAAGAGTTGGACCCTGAAGGAAGAGGATATCAGAATCTCATGAGAATGATGAACGAAGATGGAATCTTCAAGTACTTACCCAAACAGGATGATGGTTGGGTAGATTTTTTAACACCGTTTATGAAACTAAGTAGAAAAGAAAAAAAACGTTACAAAAACAAAAATTAAGTTATGAAAGAAAAAAACGACGTAACAAAAATGGAATTCCTTTTGATGTTGAATGAAAACATCGTAGTACAACGTTACTTCAACGTTAAAGGGTACAATCCGAAGGCTCGTAAAAGTATTGATGTCATTGAATTTGTTAATGACTTTACTCGTACTTTAACAGGGAGTCTTAAGGCGAGAACCAACATGTATATGTTGGACCACTACAACCAAATTGCGTTGGACCCAAGCATTTTGGACACCTCAAATACTGAAGGTCCAGAAACGTTCCATGTAAAAATTTGCATTGGGGAGGAGACAATTTGTCATAAAATTATTGACGCGAAATTATACCCGCCGAAAATAAGATACACCGTAGATATCCGCCCGCAACTAAAAAGTGTACTTCGTGGTTTGACAGAGCTTTTTTCCTCTGAAGAATTATCTTACCAGTACATGGAATATCAGTTAGGTTAACCATATTTATTATTTACCCGAAAGAAATTAGATTGATATGTCAAAAGAAAAAAACTTCGGTTACCTCGGTAACTCCTTCCAAATACAACTTCTAAACAACATCGTTATTGACAAAGACTTTGCCAATTCGATTGTCGATGTATTGGACCCGAAGTACTTTGATAATCAATATTTCAAAATTATTATGCAAATGGTTAAAGAGTACTACGTCAAGTACGAACATACTCCAACATTTGCTACATTGGAACAACTAACGAAGAGTGAAATTACCTCTCCGATGGCTCAGAAAATGGTTTTTGACATGTTAAAAGATGTTAAAGATGCACCTATTGAAGGGTCAGACTTCGTACAAGAGAAGTCATTGAAGTTCTGTAAACAACAGGAACTTCAGAAAGTGATGGCTAAGGCTCAGAAAATCATTGACAAAGGTGATTTTGAATCTTACGACCACTTAGAGGAGATGGTTAGAGAAGCTCTACAAGTTGGTGAAGTGGATACTGGTACTGCAGATGTATTCTCAAATTTGGATGTAGTATTGGATGACGATTACCGTCACCCAATCCCGATGGGAGTACCAGGTATTGATAACCTAATGAAGGGTGGTTTAGCAAAAGGTGAGATTGGAGTTATTCTTGCACCGACAGGTGTGGGTAAGACGACCTTCTTAACAAAGATTTCAAACCACGCATTCAATTTAGGTTACAATGTTCTTCAGGTGTTCTTTGAGGACAACCCGAAGATTATCCAACGTAAACACTTCACACTATGGACAGGTATTGCTCCTGACAATTTATCTAATCACAAAGATGATGTGATGAATAAAGTCAAAGAGATTAAGGAAAATACAAAAAATTCCTTAACTTTGAAGAAGTTACCGTCTGATACCCTGACGATGAATCAAATCAAGAATCAGGTTAGAAAGATGATAGCTGAAGGGAACAAGATTGATATGATTGTTGTGGATTACATCGATTGTATTACACCTGACAAAAACTTGGGTGATGAATGGAAGAGTGAAGGTTCTGTGATGAGAGCGTTCGAAGCAATGTGTCACGAATTGGACCTTGTTGGGTGGACAGCAACACAGGGTAACCGTTCTTCAATTTCATCAGAAGTTGTTACCACAGACCAAATGGGTGGTTCTATTAAGAAGGCTCAGGTTGGTCACGTAATTATCTCGGTGGCGAAGTCATTACAACAAAAGGAAATGAACTTGGCTACCATTGCAATTACAAAGTCTCGTATCGGAAAGGACGGGGTTGTCTTTGAGAATTGTAAGTATGATAATGAAATGTTGGTTATTGATACTGAACAGAGTGTTACTTTCTTAGGTTTGGAAGAACAAAGAGAGGAGAAACAGAGGGATAGAATCAAGGAGCTCATGGAGAAGCGTAAGCAACGTGAGGGACAACAAAATTAATAAATAATAAATTATGGTTAACAATAATACTATGAATGGTAAAGAAACTCGTTATGTAATTAAGAGAAGTGGTGAACAAGTACTTTTCGAGGCTGAAAAAATTAAATATGCTGTACTGAAGGCTATGAAGTCTATCGGTGAAGTTGATGATGAAATGGCTGAGAAAATTGCGAGAATCACTCGTAAAGGAATTTTCAGAGATGAAAAGGATAAAGTACCTCACGTGGATGAAATTCACGATATGGTGGAGAATAAGTTGATGGACAACGGTCTTAATGATGTTGCTAAAGAATACATCATTTACCGTAAGAACCATGGACCGAACATCTTTACTAAGAGAACGAATCTTAAACCTTACGAATATCCAAATCTTAATGAATATGTGGATGCTATCAGACATTCATATTGGGTACATACGGAGTTTAACTTTACTTCAGACATTCAAGATTTCAAAGTAAACTTGGATAAGAAAGAAAAAACTGCGGTAAAAAGAGCGATGTTGGCTATCTCTCAGATTGAGATTGCGGTTAAAACGTTTTGGGGTGACATCTACAAAAGGATGCCGAAACCTGAAATTGGTAATGTAGGTGCAACATTTGCTGAGTCTGAGGTTAGACACGCAGATGCTTACTCACACTTAATTCAATTGTTAGGATTGAATTCAGACTTCGAAACATTACTCGAAGTACCGGCAATCCGTAGAAGAATTAAGTATTTGGAGAAAGCTATCTCTAACTCAAAGGCAGTTGAAGATAAAGAATACTTTGAATCTGTAGTATTGTTCTCTATGTTTGTAGAGAATGTATCGTTGTTCTCACAGTTTTTAGTTATTATGTCATTCAACAAACATAAGAATATGTTGAAAGGTATCAGTAACGCTGTTGAAGCAACATCGAAAGAAGAGAATATCCATGCTGGATTCGGATTTGATTTGGTAAACCTTATCAAAGGAGAAAACCCATCATGGTGGACAGAACAATTAAAAGAAGACCTTGTGGCAGCTACAATGGAAGCGTATGAGGCAGAAACAGAAATAGTTAATTGGATATTTGAGGAAGGTGATTTAGATTTCCTAACGAAAAGTCAGACAATGGAATTTATTAAACATAGATTTAATGTATCATTAAACTCCATTGGTGTAGATAGTATTTTCGAAATCAACGAACCGTTGTTGGAGACAACTGAATGGTTTGACGATGAAATCTTAACTACTAAACACACTGATTTCTTCAACAAAAGAAGTATTAACTACAGTAAGAAATCTAAATCGATTACATCAAACGATTTATTCTAATTAAATAACGAAAAATAAAATGAACAATAGAAAACCATTTGACTGGATTAACGAAGAATCAATTACCTTCCTCCGTAGAGGATACTTGAGTGAAGGTGAAGAACCGCTAGAGAGAATCAGAACAATCGCAGAACATGCTGAGAACCTTTTAGGTATCGAAGGATTTGCAGATAAATTTTATGACTATATGGGTAAGGGATGGTATTCCCTATCATCACCTGTATGGGCTAACTTCGGAAAGAAGAGAGGTTTACCTGTAAGTTGTTTTGGGTCTAATATTGGAGACAACATCGAGTCAATTCTATACACACAGGCTGAGGTCGGTGAAATGAGTAAGATGGGTGGTGGTACTTCAGGTTACTTTGGTAACATCAGACACAGAGGTGCTGAGATTACTGACAACGGTTTAGCACCAGGTTCGGTACACTTTATGAATCTATTTGAGAGTGTTGTTGACAACATCTCACAGGGTTCAACTCGTCGTGGTCGTTTCTCACCATACCTTCCTGTGGAACACCCTGACGTTATGGAGTTCTTGGAGATTGGTACAGAAGGATTCCCAATTCAGGATTTGACTCACGCAGTTACAGTAACTGATGAGTTTATGAATGAGATGATTGCGGGTGATGAAGAGAAAAGAGCAATTTGGGCTAAGGTCATCCAAAGACGTGGAGAGATTGGTTACCCATACATTATGTTCCATGATACAATGAACAACAACACTGTTGATGTATACAAAGACAAAGAAGCGACAATCTACAATTCAAACTTATGTTCTGAGATTGCACTTCATAACTCTGAAGAGGAGTCATTTGTTTGTGTATTATCATCAATGAATGTTCTTCACTATGATGAGTGGAAAGACACAGACGCTGTTGAGATTATGACAATGTTCTTAGATGCGGTTGTTACTGAATTCTTAACTAAGATTGAGGATATCAGAGACAACGGGACTATTGAAGGTAAGAGAGGTTTCTTCTATTTGGAGAAAGCTTACAACTTCGCTAAGAGACAAAGAGCGTTGGGTCTTGGTGTATTGGGATGGCACTCACTTCTACAAAAGAGAGGTCTTCCTTTTGATACGAGAGAAACTGCGAGATTGAATGTTGAGGTATTCAAACACATTAAAGAGAAATCATACGCGGCGTCTGAGGAATTGGCTAAGATGTTCGGTGAACCTGAGTACTTAGAAGGATATGGAAGAAGAAACGTTACGTTGAACGCAATCGCACCAACAACATCTTCAGCTTTTATCTTAGGTCAAGTATCACAATCAATCGAACCTATTTGGTCTAACTGTTATGTGAAGGATGTTGCTAAGATGAAGGTAACTATTAAGAATCCTGTTCTTAAAGAGTTGTTATCTGAATTAGGTCACGACACCAAAGAGGTATGGAACAGTATCAAACAAAATGATGGTTCAGTACAACACTTAGATATTTTAAGTGACGAACAGAAAGAAGTGTTTAGAACATTTGCTGAAATCAATCAGTCGTCAATTATCAATCAAGCTGCGGTTCGTCAATCTTACATTGACCAATCACAGTCGTTGAACTTAATGATTTCACCTGACATGCCGACAAGGGATGTTAACAAACTTCTTATTGAAGCTTGGCAGTTGGGTGTTAAGACATTATACTACCAACACTCAATGAATTCAGCTCAAGCTTTCGCAAGAAAGAAGTTGGGATTGAATGACCTTCAGTGTGTTGCATGTGAAGGATAATTGTTAAAAAACACAATTTATAAATATAAAAGAGGACTTCGGTCCTCTTTTTTTTGCAATTTATTTAGTTAAGATATTTATAGACAATGGCAGACGGTAAAACATACGGTATCAATTTCCCTTTTCAAGATAGTAAAGAAGGAAAATATCTTTCTCTTTCTCAGACTACTGACGAAGAGATAAGGACTGATTTATTACACCTTATCTTAACAAGGAAAGGTAGTAGATATTATTTACCTGATTTTGGTACGAGAATTTATGAATTTATTTTTGAACCTATGGATGGTACAACATTCGAGGCAATCAAAGCGGATATCAGAGATTCTATTGAAAAATACATTCCAAACCTTACAGTTAATGAAATAACAATTACACCTTACTTAGAAGATTTAGAAGCTCAGGGTGAATTAAATATGGATAAGTTGGGTATTGGTGGTATATATAGAGTACCTGGTCGTGGTGTTGAAGAATACACGGCAAAATTAAGGATTGATTATACCATTACAGATAGTACTTTCCAAACCAAAGATTTCATAATTATCAATATTTAATAGTAGATGGCAAGTAGAAAAATTTCATACACGGAAAGAGACTTTGAAGGGTTAAGACAGGACCTCGTAAATTATACTAAACAGTATTACCCTGAATTAATTGATAACTTCAATGATGCTGCCGTTTATTCGGTATTGATGGACTTGAATGCTGCGATTGGTGATAATCTTAATTACCACATTGATAGAAGTATTCAGGAAACTGTATTACAATATGCTCAACAACGTTCATCTATTTTTAATATTGCCAGAACTTATGGTTTGAAGATACCAGGTAATAGACCTTCAGTTGCTATTGTTGATTTTTCAATTACCGTACCTGCTTTAGGTGACCAAGAGGATTCACGTTACTTAGGGATTTTAAGAGCGGGTTCACAAGTGATTGGAGCTGGTCAGGTATTTGAGAATGTTTATGATATTGATTTCGCTTCACAATACAACAATGAAGGTTTCCCTAACAGAACAAAGATTCCAAACTTTGATTCGAACAATGTGTTGATTAACTACACAATCACAAAAAGAGAAGTTGTAGTTAACGGTTTGACTAAGGTATTCAAAAAGACAATCAACCCTAATGACGTTAAACCATTCTTTGAGTTCTTCTTACCAGAACAAAATGTATTAGAGGTTGTAGACATCATTCAAAAAGATGGTACATCATTCCAATCCACACCAACGTATTCTGAGTTTGTTAATGCTAAAGACAGATGGTATGAAGTGGATTCATTAGCTGAACCGACAGTATTCATTGAAGATTCTACAAAACCTTCAGACCAACCAGGTATTAAGGTGGGTAAGTACATTGATACTGAAAATAGATTCATAACAGAGTATACACCTCAGGGGTTCATGAAAGTTCAGTTTGGTGGTGGTACCACAACACCTGACGAACAATTGGCAGATTTTGCGAGAAACGGTGTAACAATGAGAATTCAGGAATACCAAAACAATATTGGTTTAGGTAGAACAGTAAAAGCCAACACAACATTATTTGTTAAATATAGAATTGGTGGTGGTTCACAATCAAACATTGGTGTGAATGCTATCAATCAGGTAGGTACTGTAAACTTCTTTGTTAATGGACCGTCTAATACAAACAACCAAACGGTAATTAATTCACTTACGGTTAATAACATTACTGCGGCTATCGGAGGTGCTAACCAACCTTCAATTGAGGAAGTGAGAAATATGGTGACATTTAATTTTGCTTCTCAAAACAGAGCGGTTACTATTAATGATTACAATGCGTTGATTAGAAAGATGCCAGGTAAGTACGGAGCACCTGCTAAGACAGCGATTACAGAAAAGGACAACAAAATTAATATAAATGTATTATCATATGATTCAAATGGTAGTTTGACTCAGACGGTTTCTAATACATTGAAACAAAATATTGCCAACTATCTTTCTAAGTATAGAATGATTAACGATTACATATCGGTAAATGTAGGTCAGGTTATTGATTTAGAATATGATATCTCAGTTGTTTTAGATTCAGGACAGAATCAGGGAACTGTAATCACAAAGATTATTGATGAGGTTTCTAAGTTTATGGCTCCGACAGACAGAACGATGGGTCAAAATGTATTCATCTCTGAGATTGAAAGAATTATTCAGGACACTGCTGGTGTTATATCTTTAACAGATATCAAAGTTTATAATAAAGTTGGTGGTCAATATTCGTCTTCAGAAACATCACAAAGATACTCAGACGACGCAACAAAAGAGATTCAATTCGTCGACAAAACAATCTTTGCGGAACCTTCACAAATATATCAGGTAAGATTTCCTGAGAAGGATATTAAGGTCAGAGTGAAGAACCTTAAAAACGTTGACTACAAGTAATAATAATTTACAACACTTACTTATGGGTTTATCATTGTAAAATGGATAAATAAGTATTTATCTTAAAACTGCATTATGTCTAAGTCATATAGAATACGTACAAAATTAGGGGTAGACCAAAACATTCGTGTTAATGTCGAACAAGATTTTGACTTCCTTGAAATTTTATCTTTGAAGTTAAGGCAGGAAGACGTGTATTCTAGATTCTGTGCTGACTACGGTGTGGTTGTGGGTAGAGTGGTTGCTAACAGTGGTTTTGGTGTTCCAAACGCAAGAGTTTCCATATTCATACCTATTGAGGAAATGGACCTCGAAGACCCTGTTATTTCAACATTATACCCTTATAAGAAACCAACTGATAAGAATGAAGATGGGTATCGATACAACCTTCTTCCTTATGAACAACAGTATGGTGGGCACAATCCAACAGGTACATTCCCTTCAAGGTCTGACGTTCTTACTCGTAATGAGGTGTTGGAAATCTATGAAAAGTATTACAAATTCACTGTAAAGACAAATGATTCGGGTGACTTTATGATTACTGGTGTTCCATTGGGTAATCAGAAGTTGGTATTGGATATGGACTTATCGGATATGGGTTGTTTCTCTTTGAGACCTCAGGATTTGATAAGAATGAACATGGGTGTTGAGGAACAGTTTGATGGTACTAACTTCAAGGCGTCTTCTAACTTAGATGAGTTACCACAGATTATCAATTCAGTTCAGGACATTGATGTTGCTTCGTTTTGGGGTCAGGAAGATTTATGTAACATTGGTATAACGAGAGCCGACTTTGATTTAAGAGAGTTGGGTATTGAGATTCAACCGACAGCCGTGTTTATGGGTTCTATCTTCAGTGATGCTGATAGTAGACCCATCAAACCTAATTGTAAGCCGAGAACTGAACAGGGTGATATTTGTAACTTAGTTACTGGTCCTGGTGAAATCTTAGCGGTTAGACAAACTATTAACGTTGATGAGAATGGTGACCCAGTCTTGGAACAATACAGTTTACCTAACTCAGGAAAGGTTATTGATGAGGATGGAGCCTTTGTTACTGATGTTCCAATGAACTTAGACTATGTGGTTACTAACGAGTTTGGTGAGATAGTATTGTCTAACGACCCAAGTATTGGTATTCCGACAAAGGGTAAGTATCGTTTTAAGGTTAAGTATCAGTCAGAGGAGAACGGACCACCATTTGAGGGAGACCAGTTCTTCCCTATTGTCGGTGAAGTCCAAAGAGCCAACTTTATTGTTCCACAGATTAGAGAATATGGGTGGAATGGTTCAGTTCAAAATTCGGGTGTTGACCCGGCAACGAAAGACACTGAAACAACTATTAATGTTGATTTTGTTAATCAGAGTCAGATTGTGGAGACGAAGAGTATTGTAATACCTTCAAACACAACTGTTACTATTCCTTATAATAAGGATTTGGAAGAACTTAAATTAACGGTCAATGGTGTTGTTAGAAATGAGAAATGGATTGAGTTCCCTAACGGTGGTACGTTAACCATTGAGGTTACTAAGATTACTACAGAGATAGGTAATCCACCACAGACTGTGGGTCAGAATGTTACTGTTGAGGTAAAACAGTATGATTATGATTATATCCAATTCCAAAAGTCATATGCGTTCTCTTTAGATTGGGACGAATATGCTGACAAGCAAGCTGCGATTAACTGTGAGGATTCATTCTATTTGATGAACTATAATAAGGTTTATACACCATCAATGATGATTGATGAGTATAGGCAGGGTTATGGTCGTGCAAGGTTCTTAGGTATTAAGGAGATATTGGATAGAGGTTGTGAAAGTGAGACAAATAGGTTTCCAACGAATGATGGGGTTAGAAACTTTGACTTGTTATTCTTCATTGTAAACATTGTGATGACATTGTTCATGCCGTTGTTATTTGTAATTACGGTTGTTGGTCACGTTGTCTGTACCTTATACAAATATTTGAGATGGTTATTGGATTTAATATTAAAGGTAATTCTTACAGTCATTATTTTCATCTGTTATGTTATAAAAGCGTTGACTTTTGGTCTATTCAAAAGACCATGTCCAAACTATCAATCGGTTAAGTTACCAAAAAATTGTCCGATACCTGCAATCCCATTACCTAATATATCATATCCTGATTGTCAAGCATGTGCTTGTGAAAGTAAGAAGGCTGGTGAGCCAGAAGGTGATGATTTACCTGAGATTGTTGAAAACACCAGTATCTTAGCTGATACTACAGACTATACATTCTTCAATGAATTGGTGGGTGTTAGAAATGAAGAGATTGAACAATGGCAAAAATTCCAATATGGTTTCCAAATGACAATGTCAGGAAATGATGTGTATGGTCCTGGTTCAAGTTTTGCAAGAACACCTTTTATAAAAGGGGCGGATAATCCGATGACAAATAGAGAAACATGGTCTTATGATTTACCCTTAACTGAGAGGTTTAATTTGTTTAATGCGAAGGCTAATTATCATCATGCTGCGAATGGTGGGACAAATAGAATTAAGGTTAAGGTTAATCCTAATACTAATAATGGTTTCCATACAGATAATGTTATGATGTTAGTTGTGGATAGTGGTGTTGTAAGTTCTTTCCAAGCTGGTGAGATTGTTACATTCCAAGATATTAATAAATCATTAGACCCTAATATATCAGGTAACACTACAGGTTCAACAATATTTACAACAGCACAACAAGGTGGAGGTCAACAGAGTATTACGGTTACCTACATGGATACTAATACAAATACACAGACAACAAGTTATATTATCACAGGTGACACCTCTAATACTACATATGATTTTCCTAGTGATGTAGAATACTACCAAGTTATTACGGGTAATACATTATCAGAGTTTGAAAACTTATGTGATGCAAATGGTAAAGGAACTGCTAAATATGGTGATTCGGTCAACAAAACCTTAGGTAGGTTTACAATATTTGGGTGGCAGCATGTGAAGAAAAATGCAGTGTTATATAATCCAAATCCTGAAGAATATCCTTGGAAGTTTAATAATCCTCCGTATAGTAAACCCGGTAGTACTAATAATGATTGGTTTGAAAAGAATGTTCCCAATATTAAACTTAATAGTGATTGGGAAAACTTGGGTGTTATTTTCTTAGTTAGAGGTGTTGATGTACATACACCTCGTCAAGATATAGAATATGATTTATCGTATTTGTATGGATATGGTGCATTTAATGGTACGAGAAAAGTTAGAGGTAATTACCTACTGAATATTCCAATCCAACCATATGGTGCTACGAATGATTGGAGACTTCCAATACATGCTAATTTTGGTAATAACAATAATGTTGTTATGGGGCAACGAATATTCTATAATTCTTATTCTTTTACACCTAGTAATAGTGATTATCAATCATTTACCACTAAGAATCATCAATATTATTCTGCTTACGGTGCAAATAATAGACATTACATCGTTAACGCTAGTTACCAGAAACCTTGTGTAGATACCTTTAATATGGCCGTATCTGTTAAGAATGCGTCTTGGAACACACAAAACTGGGATAAGATGGTTGAAAATAATAATGATTGGAAATATCATTATGAGGAAGATATGGTTGTCGAGGGCGTTGGTATGATGGGTGCTCAAAATAATGAAAACTTCCTTTATTGGTCTTCTGTATATCATATTAATACTCCAAATAGTGTTATCAATATGAGTAATAATCAAAAGATTGTTATGAGGACTGATAGGTTACCAACATCAGATGTTACACAGAACCGAATGGTATTACATCAAAACAAAGCATTTGCCATATATACACTTACAGATGATGGAACTACTTCAGAATCATTTAATGTTGGTTTAGATGTGATAGGTGACGGTTCAGATGATTTTAACGAAGATGCTGGTGCGATTGCAACACAAATTAGTCAAACTTTCTCATGTCAAGGTATGGTTCCATTAGAGTGTTACTCAGGTAATGGTGAAACAATTGGTGTTCGAGCCAAAGACGATAGATGTTATTACTTAAGTGATAAAAAAGAGATTGAAAAATTACAAGGTGGTTGTTATTACCTACTTCTTAAAAACTTTGCAATTGCTGAGGATTTCCAATCTATTGCGGAATGGAGAGCAAGATTCAGAATGATGTTTGGATTATGTAATAATGTGGTTAGTTTAACATTTGTTAATAACTGGATTAACGGTTCGTTATATATGTATGCATTCCAAAAGGATAATGTATATGGTAACAATATTAATGAAACTACATTCACTTCAAATCCTGAGTATGTGTACTGTAAAGATACTGCAGTTTATCAATTAGTTACTAATTCGTTCTACTATAGAGCATCCCCTTATAACCCTAATAACAATTTAGGTGAAAGGTTTATTGGTAGAGATAATACACCACAAACAAATATTTTGGGAAGGTCTAACGGTGCTAATAAGAAGTTCTTAGGGAACCCTACAACTATTATGGATTTAGGACCGAGAGACTTATTCACTAAGGAAATTTGTTATAACCCTGAGTTCCAAGGATATATTGTAGATAAGATTTCTACTTCATCATATAAAGATACTTCTGATGTCCTACAGTTATTTGCGATTAGTAGGTTAACCGCATCAGGTTTTTGGGAGAGTGTTATAGGTTTTGGTGATGGTTCAATTCAAAAATTATTCTCAAGACCTAATCAAAGATTAGATGGTGATGTGGCTCAGTTATTAAGTATTAATTCTGAGTTTGGTGTGATACCTTATTTGGGGACAAATTATTCAGATTCTGAAATTAGATATATAGGTGAAACAAGAATATTACCGAATGGTAAAGTTGTTGATGACCCGACGTTAGGTATTTTGTTTAGTGCGAATACTATCAATAGAGATATGATTAGTCCAGGTAGATACACATTCCAAGATACGTTAACTAGTACCTTAGTTGATAACTACGGACACCAAGACCAAGAGGTTCCATTCCACAAATGGGAAATCATCAGTACGGGTTCTACTATTTTTGGTACACAACAAAATGATTGGTATAGTAAGAATTCACAAGATGGTATTGGTTCTGTAAGATATCAAACAGAAGATAGGTTAACGTCTCAAGATACGTTTAGTACGAATGTGGATAAGCCGACAACACAAAGACCTGGTTATATTTACAATTCAAATATAGTTAACAATCAAATTGAAACTACTTCGGCTAAACCTAATCCATTTAGAAATGTAATTCATGCAGGTTCACCATATTTCTTCTACTTTGGTTTAAGAAAGGGTGCTAGTTCTATGAATAGGTTCATCGATAAATTTATCTTCAATCAAGAGAAATTATGAGTAAGGAACCGAACAACTTAAGAATTGTCCCTAGTGAGAAAAAGTATAAAGGTGCTCCGACCTTAGACAATACTTTGGATGTTACGTTTGAGGGTGAGAAAAGGTTGATGGTTGAAGGTGACCGTACAGTCATCTTAAACCTTGCTGAGAGGTTCAATAAAGAAAGACAGGGTTCTGATAAGATTAGGGTCACTGGTAAGATTACAAATCTATTTGATAATATAGTTTCAGGTAAAACTACTTACACACCATTTCAAAACAATCTATACTATATAGACGCAGTTAAATCCGTTAATACTAATGTTTGGAGAGGATATCCACAATCTGATGAGTTTAGTTTTTTAAGAAAGTCAGTACCTGCAGGTCATATAGACTTTGTACCAAAGAGTTCAACAACATATAATTGGACGGCTTATCTATCATATGTTTCTGACAATGTTACGGGTCAGAGTATGACTTATAAGAATGAAGAGCTAAGTGCTACTACAGTTTTTACAGTAAGTGATGGTATACCTTTTGCAATCAAAAACAGGAGGGTTAACGGTAAGGATTTAATTACGTTCTATTGTGCTGGTAATCACAACTTAAGTAATGGTGAATATGTGAAATTATCATTTGATTATAATGGTGAGTCTTACTTTCAGGTTTTTGAGTTGGGTGATGAAGATTACGATAGTAGTGGTAAAGTATTTTCAATTTATAATTTGGGATATACAGGAACTACTTTTGGTGACGGTGTTAGTGGAACACTTAAGAGAGTCATCAATAAAGACAACGCCGAAGAAACAACTTCAAAGTATTATGTTAGGAAACATAAGATATTAACTGAGGTTAAAGATTACAACATGGCAAGAATGGGTTTCGAAAATACACCATTCTCAACGGATACCAAATTGGAATATTCGGCATTGACACCAAACAATGTTCAAAGGACATCAACAAGAAATGGTAGTAGTGTTGTTTCATATACGTTTGAAAAACAGATTGACATATCAAAATATAAGGACAATCAAGAAAGACCATTAACGGAACTTTATGTAACAATTATTAATAAAGGTTATGTGGGTTGGTTCAACAAACCTTATGGTAGAACAATTTCAGCTATGAATGTTGGTTGGGAGTTCAATTGTCTTTCATTAGAGGTTGACCAATGGTGGAAGCAAGACAACTTTAACAATAGAGATAATATACCTTTTAATAGTTACCAAAAAAATAATCAGACATTCTATTACAATGAAGACCTACACGAAGGTGATGAGATTATGGGTGACTTTTGTGAATGGAATGATTTTGAAATGGAAGAGTATGTGGTGTCACCGATGTTACATAAGTACAGTTTCAATGGGGTAATTTTCCAAGATGATAGTACAATGGTATTACCGTCAGGGTATTTGTATTATCCTCATCATAAGATTCAGGTTAGAGACTTCTCACCATATGTGGAGGTGGGTAACCCTGAAGATGTTGACTATATTCCAAATTACGCTTTCTACTCGGATTATGAAGGTCAATGGAGATGGAGGGACTTATACCCTTATGGTTTCATAGATGAGACGGGTGTTGGTGTTGACCATCCATTCTTAAATGGTGCTCATTATCCATTCAAAGAAATTACATTCTTACAGGTACAGCCTCAGAGAACACTAAACTACGGTTTAGGTGTGATAACTCAACCATTAATTGATGATTGTGAATAAATATAGATTTGCTGATAGAGGTGTTGAAAGACAATTACAGATTCCTATCGAAAGTATGTGGGATGTTGTGGGTCGTGATGACGCTATCGACGCTTACGAAGAAGAGGTGGTTGAATTAGTTATCAACCCAACGGAAGATTTTGAGGTGACGAGATTTGACCATAAGATGTATGGTCTTACCGCATCGAGTATAAACTATGAGTTTTATTTCTTACCTAATAACATTGATGTTACAGGTGCAACATCAAATCAATGGGTTAATAGTTATACGGGTGCTGGATTTAATAATGGTGAAATTCATTATTACGCCAATTCATTCAAAAATAGTTTCTTTAAGTTGGATTTCTATGATACCAAAGATATCCAAAAACAACAAATATACTTTACGGTGGTAATCCCAACATACCAGGGTGATACTATATCTGTTGACATTGGTACACCAACAGTTCCAAATGTGGTTGACATAAGAATACCAAATTATACGTTGGACTACATTGGTGATAAGGAAGGGTTCTTTGTGTATTGGTTAAGTGATAGGTCTTACATCAATTTGGATGAGTTTTATATGTCAGTTAAGTTTTTCAATGGAAAGACGGGTGACTTTACAAGGATGATGACTCAACCACAATCTAATTTTAATAATAGGTTTAATTTTAATAAGGCTGACAACTTCTTTACACAAATACGATTAGACTATACTAATTATGAATATGAAATGTACGATTTGAATGGGGTTAGAATCGGTACACAAGCCAACCCAATAAAGTTTTATGAATATGTAAACCCGTAATGAAAACTGATAGAACATATTATCTAATTTCTCCTGAGGTATTGAAAAGTGATATCGTTGAAGAAACGTATAGTGGTAACACTTTTGGTGTTTATTCTGCGATGACTGAGATTCTCAGTGGTGGAACGGGTGGTAGTTCATTATTGACGGGTTTAACGATTCCTATCGTCTTTACACAATCATTCAACGATTTAGGTTACTACACACCTTTTGATGGGTACATCATTCAGAAAGATGTGGTGAATAACTTTATATACTCAGGTAACCCTAACAATAGTTTTGAGGTGTTTGTATATAACACATCTGATAGGGACTTCAAAAAGTTTTTACAATTAGCCGACTATGTTATTGATTGGGGTGATGGTAGTTCAACTCAAAAAATTAATGAAACAGCTCCGACTTATCTTTCACATACATTCCCATTTGCTGGTGATTTTGAAATTAAGATTACACAATCAAATCCTTGGGGTGTTACTGAGGTTAAGAAAGTAATCACGGTCCCTATGGTTGGTGCTACGATACCAAACCCTGATGGTACTATTACATTCACACCTCAAGGTGGTAGTTGGGCGGGTACCCCGTTAAGTTATGATTATATTTTTGAGGGAGATGCTGAAAACAACATTCAATATCAGATTTCTTCAAATCATACTCAGGTTCCGTTTGTTGTTTCAGGGTTTACTACAAGTCAACTTACGAGTTTAAGTAGTTATGGTTCTGTAAGATATGCTACGAATGTTCCGATATTCCAAAACGGTCAGTTGCTTGGGGTTATTGATGAGATAACTACTGATTATACCGCTTATACAATTAATGATATTGAATATTACGATTACCCTGATGGTACTACGATATTCATTGAAAATTCGTCAGGTATTACTGCTAATGACATAAGTGTTAGTGCGATTACAAAACAAGAGGTTTTATTAGATATGGTTTCTTCACCAGAAATACAGAGTGAAGTATTTATAGACAGAGGCAAGAACTCAGCTTTTGAAGGATTAGAAAGGTTGGGTGAGGTTGATAACATCGGAGACTTAACAAGATATGGTTATGGTTTCTATAAAATTAATGAAAACTAAGACATGGCATTAGGAAGTTATGGTATTACAAGACCAGCAGATATGTCCCCTGAGGACGTAGAAATCATCATGCATTACACGCCGAGTAGAGACGTAACTGAAGATTTTGTTCTTAAAAAATTAGATGCGGCTTCACTATTGACGCCTTATTTCCACAATAACGATACTGGTGGGAATACAAATGAAATATTGGGTGGAATGTACAATTTAAGATTACCATCCAACGAATTTAACCAAACAGGAATTTATACTTTATACCTTCGTCCCGCGGAGATGAGAACAGTAATCACAGATTGTGGTGTGTTATCTGCATTACCGAACGTAAAAGGTATCATCATTGATTTGAATAATGTTGACCCACAATTCAGAAACAAATTTGTTGCTCAGGGATTGGTTGGATTTAGAGTGGAATACTTAAATGATAACGGAACGAAGATACCAAACTTCTATAGAATTGTCACATCATCATTCTATTGTGAGCCTGTAACTACTAATCTTACAAATAGTTCACAAAAGACGATACGTTATCGTTATGTTGAAAATGGAAGTGACTTATTATTCTGTACGTTGTCACCATCAAGTGCTCCGTCTAACAAACCAAATGCGACACCATTTATCGGTCAACCGAATCAAGATATTATAATCACAAATACATATTTCAACCCAGTTACATTAGATATTGAAATGGCTGAACACGATATCGATACTCTTGCGATTGCTCTATACGGTAATCAGACTAAGAGTATGGAGGATGGTATTTACACACTTTACGACCCATCGAACAACATCTACAAACAATACAACTTGTTTGAGATTAGAGATGAGTTTAATAACCTATTGTATGAGGTTCGTCAGGATAGAGGTGATAATATCGATTTCAGTAAGAACTTCAATAATGTAATTGAGTAATGGCGAGTAAAAAGAAATATCGTTACCCACCAGCACCCCCTTCAGGAGCAGAAACATTCTCACCAGACTTGGTGGGGTTTCAGCTTGTTGATGGTGGAGGTTTAACACAAGGTAACTTCGAGTTTACTACTTCTATTGTAGAGAAGGTTAACAGAACCTTTAATACGGGTGTATTCTCCAATCCTTTCACGTTGGAAAACATGGATTTGGAAAATATGGAGGAGGCAAAGAAGATATGGGCTCGTAACTTTGGTGTTTACCCTAATTATGATGTTTCTGTTGTTACCAATTTCTCTTATTATGGTTCATTACAAAAGAGGTTATCTGCTTCGATTACGAGAATCATCAACTTTTTCCCTGCGGCGTTAGAGGTTGATAAGATTTTTACTGACTATACCACAGCAAGTACGGTGACAAATGTTTCTTATGATTCTGTTGAGGATGAAACTACCTTTGATATTGATGTTACGAGGATTAAGAACCCATTCGACATTGATTATAGTGTAAATGCCGATAGAAATATGTCTCTAAGACCAATGGAGACTTCGCCATACAGGAACTTAACGAGAATGTTCCTTAGATATTCACTATTTGTGAGTACTGGTGAGACAGAATATAAGGTTCAGGACTTTGAACCTTCAACATCGTTGTCTGCCGGTACGTTGACTGTTACTGTTCAGGGTAAACCGTTTGGTTCTGCATCTTCATCGGTTGAAAATATTATATTAAGACCTAATAAGTTCTACACTGAAGAGATTTTCCAAGATTCATTTGATGAGGTGGAGAAATTCTTATTGAATAGGTTGGTAACACCTAAATATACTGCGTTGTTTAGAGTTCCGAGAGAGGATAACAATGGAAATTACTACACTTCAGTTGAAAATATCACATGGCCAATCTTAGGGTTGTGGAACTTAGACATTTCAACGGTTGGTTACGACAATTACCTTGAAAAAATCAATGAGATTTCTTTGGTAATGGATAGGTATAAGACCAACCTTATCAGTAGATTCTTGGTGACAGGTGCATTCCACGATTTTGACACTGGTGACCAAAAGATGGATAAGGTCCTACAGATTTACGGTAGAAGTTTTGATGAAACTAAGAAGTTTATTGATGGATTGGCTTACATCAACAACGTAAACTACAATCCGAAGAACGATATTCCATCAGTGTTACTTAAAAACTTGGCTCAGACCTTAGGTTTTGATACAAATATGTCACCAATCACTGAGGAAGACTTTTTAACTGCGGTGTTTGGTACGAAGAACCAATCAATTTATCCTGGTCAGACAAGAGACAAGACACCACAGGAATTAGATTACGAATATTACAGAAAACTCATCATCAACTCAGGATACCTCTACAAATCTAAGGGAACGAGAGCGGGTATTGAGTATATTATGAGAATGATTGGTGCTCCGAAAGCGTTGGTTGAATTTAATGAGACCGTTTACATGGCTGATGGACCAATTAACCTTGCCGAATTTGATAAACAACTTGCTGAGTTAAGTGGTGGTACAAAATTGGAGATTCTTCCAGTATTAAACCAAAATACCACGTATAAAATTAAAGGTGAGACCTATACTGCGTTTACACCACAGTCGATTACCACATTTACTCAAGAAGTTAGAGGTGATTACCCTATGGATGACGAGGGTTACCCATCGGTGGTATCTCCAACAGATTCTTACTACTTTGAAATGGGTTCAGGGTGGTTTGAACAGACTCCACAACACAGAGCCAATGAAACTATTGATGTTGTTAACTCAAACTTCACGGGTTCTAATCCAAATATCCAAACATCATTGGAACCATACACATATGGTGAGAAATATTTCGAGAAATTCCGTGATTTCCCAAATATGTCTTTGGGTTATGATTTGGTTTCTGTTAAGGACAACAAAAAATCGTGGACAGACCAAAGTGTGGGAATTAGAAGAGGAACTGGTGAGTTTACATCTAACTATAATGTCACAGATGAGAGATTAGTATTAAACAGAAAGAATATTGAACTGTTTATGAACATGGGTCAGGGTCTGACTTATGATGTGTGGCAAATGAGTAGAGACAGAGGTTACCCAATTCCTGCAACAGGTCTTACATCGCCATATCCAACACCAGGTGGTGTGGATTGGACAGTGATTGACCCGAGACCGAAGGAAAAATCATTCTTTGATTTTGCTCAATCGTTCTATAAGAATATGATTAACGTTCGTAACAGACAAACTGCGACGGGTTACCCAACGTTATCATCATTATATTGGAAATACTTAACATCGGAGCAAGATGTGAACATTCCATCCAACAAATACACCTACCAAAAGATGATTGACTACACTAATGGTATTGGTGATTATTGGATGAGGTTGGTTGAGCAGGTGATACCTGCATCTACATTATGGTCGGGTGGTCAGAAGATGGAAAACTCAGTATTTCACCAACAAAAACACGTATACCGTGTGCAGAGGGGTTGTGATATTGTTGTGGTGGATTGTGTTCCTTGTGAGATTGAAGGTCCGTTATGGAATTACAACTGTTCTAAACAGACGGTGGATTGTAATTTATATCCGTCATCTTCATTTGGTCAGATATTAAGTCAACAACTAACATCTGTGGTTGCTTCGAGTGGGTATACTACTTCACAATGTGATTTGAACTCAGTTTTATCTGAGTGGTATATAGATTTAAGATTAGATTCCAATATACTGGTCCAACAGAAATTCTACACAGGTTATGGTAACCAAGCTTCACCATCGAATAGTGATTGGTTGAATGCGGCAATTGCATACTTCCAGTATTTATATCAAGATGGTATGAGTTACACTATAAATGGTAATACCATTACATTTAGTAATACGGGATGTGACCCTACATTTACTAATAAGACAATCACCTTGAACGTGGGTATAAACATAACAATTAACTGTGGATAATGGCTAGTTATTACTTTACTATAACACAAAGGACAAGTGCCGCGTCGTTGTACACAGGTGACACGTATTATATTAAATGGGATACAGGGTTAACGGGTTATCCTAATGATAGTAGAATACAACTAGCCACTGGTGGTACTGAAACCTATTGGAACTTTTTCAAACATCGTATGTGGTCGATTGACTATGACGGTCAAACTCCTTCACAGTCAGTTGATTATGTTATTAAAGATAATGAACAGTTAGGTCAATCAAGTCTTGCTTTTACGCCGACAGGGATGGATATTGCTACTTTCCCGTTGGTTAACGTTTATAAACAAAATTATCTTCTAAATCTAAATGGTAACGTTTATTTTGATGATATTGCATATACTGTCGATGCTGACGCTTCTCGAATAGACAGTAGTGGTAATCATTATCTAACTGGATGGTCTTTTGCTAGTGCCGGTAGTACTGAATTTTGGACATGGATTCAAGGAAGTTTAACATATCTGGATGTTAATACTAATACTGTCGTAAATCCTTGTGGTGATAATCTTATTCCTTTTAGTGCGACTAGTGCTATTTCATATTATAATACTAATGCGGATGGGTATACGTATATTTTAACTGAATCAGAATCGTTATGTAGTTATGATATTGCGACTGTAAAAATCGATGGAGATGCTTTGGACCAAAACAAGGCATATAAAACAAATTATAATTTATGTTTCACACCTGGTGATATTTGTTTTAGACCTTATACTGGTGAAACTGCAGATATTACTGTTGAAGAATATGATAACTGTGTTGCATGTAGTTCATCTGGTGGTGATATACCCACATATAGTGCTGAGTCGTGTTGTGATGATACTGTATTTATATTCACGGCGACTACCTTAGGTGGAAATATTATGGGTGGTAACACGTTTGCTACTGGTACTACAATTAATGGTGAATGTGCTGGTTACCCTACCATGATTGAAACGGGTTACACCACTAACGGTGTATTAACAGGTACTTATACTGTAACAGGTGAAATTCCTTGTAATAATTGTACTGGTGAAACTCCGTGTGTTGCATATTACTACTTTGACCCTTGTGATGGTAGTGATACTAATATTTATCGTGTTACTCAACAAGAATGGCAGAATTCATTTGGTGCACCACCTTCAGGGGGTAACACTTACAAATTAGAAAATATTGCAAATGTTCCTAATACTTGTTACGTTGCGGTGGGTGAACAACCGTCAAATATTACTTTTAGTCCGTCACCAACGTCATCTGCAACTGATGTTCCTGGTGGATGTAATGATGCGATATGTCAGGTACCCGTCACTCCAACTCCAACACCTACGATAAGTTTGACTCCGTCGGTTAGTGATACTCCTAATCCAACACCTACTCCAAGTGAGACTCCGTGTACTTGTAAGTATATTGATGTAGAAATTAGTCAAACGGACATTGATAATGCTTCAGGTAATTCTGACCCAAGTCAAGATGGAAAGGTTTACTTATATTACAATCTTTGTGACGGTTCACCGACCTTTGAAGAGTTTAGTTCTGCGGGAACATATACAAGCGCTGTTTGTGCATTAAGAACTCAAATTTTTAATTCATTCTTATATTACTATATGGGTGATGATGAAATTACTGATGGTCTTGAAAGTTCACGTAGTGAGGGTAGTTGTTGTACCGCTCCGTTAACGCCAACACCAACACCTACGGTTTCTGATACTCCTGCGGTTACTCTTACGAACACACCTACGGTTTCTATTTCTGATACCCCTG